CTATACCTTTACCCACTGCTGACGTTCCTAGTTATGTACCTTTGGTAGTACCTCCTAGCGATCTTAGAGAACCAGAAGGCACAGAACCAGAGGCTACAGAAGAAGCACCTACTGGCATAAGGCAAATTGATATACCTATTATTGATGTCAAAATGCCTTTACCAGAAAACGAAATACTAATAACGGCTTCTACTACAGCAGTCGTTTCTGTAGCTGCAACACTAACAGCAACAGCAGCCTTTAAATGGGTTGTAACTGCAATGAAACCTATATTAAAAACAGCATGGAAGAAGATAAGGTCATCAAAGGACAACCCAAAAGTTTCCTAAAAAAACTAAAAGAAAATGTAGACGACCATGATGAACAAATGGCAGTTCTTGGTGCAGCAGTCCGTTTGGGTGTTGTCATATGGAGTGGATTTATAATTACTCTTAATTATGTTGAACTTCCTATGGTTAAAAAAACAAATGCGTCAGCTGATATCACTTTCGTAGCCTCGATTTTTACGGGGGCACTAGCCACTTTTGGACTGTCTACAGGTAACAAAAAGTCAAAAGAAGATAAAACAAAACAATGAAAAAAATTATCATTCTATTAGCCTTGTTATCACCCAGCATAGCTAAAGCAAATGTCGTAACCCCTCAGTTTACTACAGGGTCGATGAATAGTACGACTACTACCACTCAAACAATTGTCGAAACAGAACAGCGTCAGGTGTTCGGAGCTGCCGTAAATACCTGGAGTGGTAGTAATATATCAGCAGCAGCTAGTGCTGGAATATCTGGAGGCGATGCTGTATTTACTGTAACTGACAATACATTACCTTGGAACTTAGAAGTAACAACCAGAGCAGCTGGCGTAGTAGAGCAGTGGGATACAACAAGAAACTACACTATAAACTCTACAACTACCTCGCTCTCTGTATTCTCTCAGTAAGTCCAGTACTAGCTGAAGAGCCAAAAGTCAATAATAGCTCCAATCCTGTGGCCGCAGCCACGGGAAATGTCACCAATTCGGCAATACAATTTCAGAACAATGGAGCGTCTTCTAGACAATCATATGGACCATCCATACAATGTAATGGAAGCACAATGACTTTTAGTCCTTTCTATATGGGTAACCATGTAAACCCCTACTCAGCAGACGAAGATACACGAGAACTGTATCCTTCAAGCTATCAGCTAAATGAAAACTGGGGTTTTCAAATAAATTTTATGGTGCCACTTGACAGAGAGGGTTTAAAACAATGCAAAGATATAGCTAAACGACAAGAAGAGAAGATGCGTTTAGACTATGAACTTGTTCGTGCATTAAAATGTGCAGAACTACAACAAAAGGGCTTTACAATCCGCCCTGGAACAAGAGTTTACGGATTATGTTCCGACATTGTTCCTATACAATCATTATTACCAAAAAAAGATGTTAGCACTACTAAAACCAATCGTTTTAACCTTTTTAAAAAGCGATAAATTTAAATTTTTTATCGTAGATATCCTAGAAAAACTTGTAGAGCAAAGTGATAATAGTCTTGATGACAAAGTTTTAGCTATGGTCAAAAAAGGATTAGACATAGAATAATGAACAAAGCAACTGAATCACAGTTTAACGAACTGCATCAGTTGGTCACACAAGAGTTTTTAGATAGAGTTAAGGGTGGTGAAGCAACTACCCAAGATTTAAAAGCAGCCTGTGATTGGCTGAAAGCAAATGATATAAGCGGTGTTGCATACGAAGGCAACCCATTAGCAAAATTAGCAAACGTATTACCTGAAGTAGACCCAGATCTAGTTCAAAGGAGATTATATGGCAGAAACCGCTGAATATTATCGTAAAAATAAAAAAGCTAGACAGAAACGTTTAGTTCAGCAAACTAAATACAATAAAACTGATAAGGGTAAAAGCATTATTAAAAATGCACAGAAGCTTCGAGCTAAGTTAGAGATACCAAAAGGTTCCAAAATGGATGCAGCCCACTATAAAGGCAGCAAAACCAGTGGCAGACCACAACACAGATCTAAAAACAGACAAAGCAGAACTAAAAAATGACCCCTTTACTACCTAGTCCAGAACATTACTTACACAACTTAATAACCATGACAAGTTCAGAATCTAAACGGCTCTGGAGAAGAGCTATAAAAGAGCACTTCAACTGTACATGTGTTTATTGCGGAGGAAATTATGAATTACACGAACTTACACTTGACCATGTCAAGCCTAGAACACTTGGCGGAGAAGATTTACAATCAAATCTTGTACCCGCATGTAGAAAATGTAATCAGGATAAAGGTAGTATGAACTGGCTGTATTGGATGCGTAGCACGTTTGGACACATCCCACAGCGAGAGAAAAGAATATTAGATCATATTGCATATGAGTGACGTTTTAACCGCCTTACAGGGCGATTTCAAGCTGTTTCTGCAAGCTTTGTGGGACCAGCTTGATCTACCCCAACCTACTAGAGCACAATATGCCATCGCAGACTACTTACAATCAGGACCCAAGAGACTCCAGATTCAAGCTTTTCGAGGTGTTGGTAAATCTTGGATTACTGGTGCTTTTGTGTTATGGACCTTGTTCAAAGATCCAGAAAAAAAGATAATGATTATATCTGCATCTAAAGAAAGAGCAGATAACATGTCTATATTTTTACAGAAACTAATTATAGAAACACAGTGGCTCAAGCATCTACAGCCTAAAAGTGATGATGCACGTTGGTCACGTATATCATTTGATGTTAACTGTGCACCTCACCAGGCACCCTCAGTAAAGTCTGTGGGTATCACTGGTCAGTTAACTGGATCAAGAGCTGACCTCATGATTCTAGATGATATAGAAGTGCCAGGTAATAGTATGACAGAACTAATGAGAGAGAAACTCTTACAGCTCTGTACTGAAGCCGAATCTATTCTTACACCTAATGATGATAGTCGCATTATGTATCTGGGAACACCCCAGACTACTTTCACAGTATATAGAAAACTTGCTGAACGGAACTACCGTCCCTTTGTATGGCCAGCTCGTTTTCCTAAAGATTCAACGCCATACGAGGGACTACTAGCACCACAACTACAGGAAGACATTGACAATGGAGCATCAGCTGGAGACTGCACAGATCCAGACAGATTTAGTGACGAGGATCTCCTACAAAGAGAAGCAGCAATGGGACGTAGTAACTTTATGCTACAGTTTCAACTTGACACAACTCTTAGTGACGCTGAGAAGTTTCCTCTTAAAATGGCTGACCTCATTGTTACTAGTGTTAATCCTACTAAAGCACCCGACAATGTCATATGGTGCTCCGATCCCAGAAACGTCCTTAAAGACTTACCTACCGTTGGACTTCCAGGAGATTATTTCTATTCGCCTATGCAACTGCAAGGAGAATGGACAGAGTATGATGAAACAATCTGCTCCGTTGACCCATCAGGGCGAGGAACAGATGAAACTGCTGCTGCCTATATATCCCAAAAAAACGGGTTCCTCTATTTGCATGAAATGCGAGCATACAGAGATGGGTACAGTGATAATACCTTGCTCGATATCCTTAAAGGTTGCAAAAAGTATAACGTTACAACATTGGTTATCGAAACAAACTTCGGAGATGGTATCGTAAGTGAATTATTTAAAAAACATATACAACAGACAAAACAACAGATTCTTATTGATGAGGTTCGTGCAAATGTTCGGAAGGAAGACAGAATCATTGACTCGCTTGAACCTATTCTTAACCAGCATCGTCTTATTGTTGACCGTGGGGTTATTGAGTGGGATTACAGCTCAAACAAAGACAGTGCACCTGAAAGTAGGCTCCTCTATATGCTCTTTTACCAGATGAGTCGTATGTGTCGTATGAAGTTTGCAGTGAGACATGATGACAGAATAGACTGTCTAGCTCAAGGCGTTAAATACTTTACCGATGCATTATCTATTTCAGCTCTCGAACAGATCAAACTACGTAAACGTGAAGAGTGGGATGACATACTACAAGCTTTCCTAGATGACCCACAGTCAAGTGCTAATCATCTAGTATTAGGGATGGATGTAGACCAAAGACAACAAGCCCAAGGTAACGTTGACGGGAACTCAGTCCCCACCTGGACTTAGGCAGAGGTCGGAATAAGAGGGGGAAGGAGAAGGGTGGACTTCTTTCTCTGTAAAGGGGAGACACAACCTCCTCTTTACTTTAATATCCGTTAATGATATTACTTTAAAGCACCTCTCTCTATCTAAGTAAACGAACTGTAATAATTAGATAGTGATATTACGTATTATACATGATATATGCCTAAGTTAAAACTAGATCGTTTTAGACGTATCTACAAGAGTCTGAAGACTCCTTGGAAACCATTGAACTGGATCATACTGGGTTACTTGATGGGGATAGAACAACAGTATATTAGCATACGAACTAAGCAAACTGTGGATGAGGCTATAAATAATTACAAGAAACAAGTGTTAGACGAGGTCAAGAAGCCAACGGTAGTGATGAAAAAGACAGATGACGGCTGGGAAATGTCGATAGGTGAAGTCGATAAAAAATGACATAAATTTCTCTAGCCAGTATATATAGTCGTACCGCCAAGGTCACCCCCTGCGGCCCCTGGTCGATTTTTACCAGGTCGCTAGTCTCTTAGACTGGCTCACAATAAGGCTATAACTAAGT